GATGGAAGCGTTTGCGAGATGTTCGAAGCTGCACAATCGGCCTTCTGGAGCGCGCGAACGACCGTCTCGATGAGCTTGAGAAAACATACCGCGAAGAGAAGGCCACCGCCCAATGAGCGCCGCCGTCCAGCCTCTGCCGATCGATGAAGGTCTTCTCGACGTGCGGGACATGACGATCCTTGAATATGCGGATGCGGGCTATAGCGCCGCGGCCATCGCCTCGATGTTCCAGCTCGAGCCGGCCTATGTGGCCCGGATCATTCGCGAAGCGGAGGAGGTCGCCTGACATGGCATCTGCTCCCGGACCAGTTCCTTGCGGTGGCCGACATCCCACCCGGCCTCACCGTGAGGAAAGGGCCGGCGCGCTTGTCCCTGTAGCGCGCCGGCCCGATTTCAGTTCTCTCAGAATCTCCGCCAGCCTCAGTTTGCGCTCCGCGCTGGCGATGATGAAGGCGGCGCTTCGCAGAAGCTCGCCCGCCTCCTGGTATAGTTCCTCTGACCTGTCCAGTTCGCGCCTCCTTCAGGTGCCGGGGCTGGCCCCGTTTTCATCTGCCACTCCATGGAGATCACCATGGAGCTAGCGATGAGACAAAGCAGTCAGAAAAATCCGGACGGAATGGAGGCCGACGAGGTCACCCGCGACGTCCTTCGCACATATGTCCCGCAGGGGACGCAGAAGAGACTGGCCCGCCTGACCGGTGCCAAACTTTCGACAACCGAGGGCTGGGTCCAGAAGGGAAGCTGGCCGCAGAGAAAGCATCTGGGCGCACTCGTTCGCGAGTTCGGTGCCGATCTGCTGCTCGCCCTCTTTGCCCAGGAAATCGAAGATCATGAAGCAAGGCTCGACCGGGACATCGCCCGTCTCGAAGCGCAGAAAGCTGCATCAGAGGCTCGCCGCAAGGCTGCGGCTCGTCGCCAAGGCATGGCGCAAATTCCGTCTGGCACGCAAGGCGACCTGCGACCGGACAATGACCGATAGGGGCCGGCGATGATCTGGCCCGTTAACCATCTTCTTCGCTGGCTCGACGCGCTTCGCCCTCTGGCGGCGCATGAGCGCAGGCTGCAGCGGGCCGAACGGCTGCTCAGGCGCGGCGAGTTTGAACTCGTCCAGGCCGAGAAAGCCCGCGATCCCGTCTCCGTCAGCCATGCGCGCGTCAAGATCGACGCGGCGATGATGGCCCTCAACCAACTGGAAGGCGGCGTTTCCGAGGCGCCCCGTCCGGCCTCTCACTGGCTTGGTGCAGAGGCGCGCCTGTCCTCGGTCCACCCCAAAGCGAAGGAGACCTCACATGGCCCAGGATGCCAGTGAACAACCGGTCGAGCCGTTTGTCGTCGCGCAGAAAAGCGACATCAAGGCCATGCTCGACACCTATGAAGAGCTGAACGATGAGAAGAAGATTCCCGCGGAAAAGCAGAAAACGCTTCTCGACGAGTTCAACCGCAAGCACTCGGTGCCGCCATGGATCTCGAAGATCCTGCGAAAGTTCGAGAACCTGAAGGACGAAGGCGAGCGCGCAGCCTCCTGGCGGGCGCTGAAGCATGCCGGAAGCCAGCTTGGATTCGATGACCAGTTCGACATCGAGGACGTTGCCCGCAAGGACGCGGCATGATCGTGCTCGCGCTCGATACAAGCTCCAGCCGGACAGGCTGGTGCAAGGGCGAGGCTGGGGGGCCGGTTGCGACCGGCTCCCATGCTTTCCCGCGCTATGGCGACGAGATCGGCAAGCTGCTGGCTCATTTCGAGCGGTGGATGACCGGGCTTTGTGAGGGTGTCGACCTGATCGCCTTTGAACAGCCGGTGCGGCCTTTCCGGGCGGCCAACCTGATCACGCTGCGCAAGCTCTATTCGCTTGCCGGCATGGTCGAACGGGTGGCCGTCCAGACCGGCATCACATGCTGCGAAGTCAACAACTCGACCATGAAGAAGCTGATCTATGGCGATGGCGGCCTGTCCAGCGCCGAGAAGAAGAAGCGGGCGGTCGGCCTTATCCGCGGCTGGGGCGTTGAGACCGGCGACCATGACGAAGCCGATGCGGTCGCCGTCTTCCTGACCGCGATCTCGTTTCGTGACCCGCGAGCCTTCGGAGAATGGCGGATGCGCCGCGACGATATCGCCATGGCGAGGATGGGGGGCAGGGGCTGATGCGTTATCTTTCAGTCTGCTCCGGCATAGAGGCGGCAACCGTCGCATGGCATCCGCTTGGATGGACGCCTGCCGCGTTTAGCGAGATCGAGGCCTTCCCGCGCGGTGTCCTAAAACATCATTATCCGGATGTGCCGTTGCATGGCGACTTCACCACAATTGAGGGCGATCAGTATGGACCAGTTGACCTTCTTGTCGGAGGAACCCCCTGCCAGTCCTTCTCCATCGCCGGCCTCAGAGGTGGACTGGATGACGACCGTGGCAACCTGGCCCTTGAGTTTTGCCGACTTGCTCAAAGAACACGCGCCCGCTGGATCGTTTGGGAAAACGTTCCCGGCGTCTTGTCATCAAATGAAGGACGGGACTTTGGCGCCATCCTCGGAGGGATGGCAGAACTCGGGTATGGGTTCGCCTACCGAGTTCTTGACGCTCAATATGTCCGAGTGGAATCACACGAGCGTGCCGTCCCGCAGCGACGGAGGCGTGTGTTCCTTGTCGGATATCTTGGAGACTGGCGACGTGCCGCAGCGGTACTTCTTGAGCGCGAAGGCTTGCTCCGGAATCCTGCGCCGCGCCGAGAAGCGGGGAAAATCGCTGCCCCAACAATTAGCGCGCGCCCTACAGGCGGTGGTGGCCTCGGAACCGACTTTGACTGCGACGGAGGGCTGATCGCCTCAGACCGTCCCGGCGACGGGACGGTCTCTAGCAAGTGGGCGAAAGGCTCTGGGGGGCCTGCCGGAGACGAGTGTCAGAATCTTGTCGCCATTCAGGAACGATCGGTTAGCGACAATCCCGACAGTGGTCCGCAAGGCTCAGGCTTTCGTAGTGACGGGACTGCCTACACGCTGGAGGCCCGAAACAAGGTTCAGGCCGTGGCGTATGATCTTCGCGGTCGCGACGAGGGCTCGCAATTTGAAGGCCCGCATGAGACGGCAAACATCCGTGCCGGATCTGGTGGGTCCAGCCGCTCCTATGTCGCTTTCGCGCAGAACCAGCGCGAAGAGGTTCGCGAGATGGATGTCTCAGGAGCGCTGGCGGCGGAACCCGGCGTGAAGCAGCAGACCTATGTTGCGTTCTCTTGCAAGGATAACGGCGCAGATGCGATCGAGGACGCTGCCCCGACCATGCGGGCGATGGGGCATGGAGACAGCCATGCCAATGCTGGCGGACAGCTAGCGGTCGCTCATTCTTTGCTCGCTAAACACAATTCAAGTCATGCCGCTGATCAGGACAGCTACGTCGCTCATGCCCTGAGAGGCGAGGGGTTCGATGCCTCGGAAGACGGGACTGGTCGCGGTATCCCGCTGGTTTCGCAGACGTGGGCAGTTCGCCGGCTCACGCCGCTTGAATGCGAACGCCTGCAAGGCTTTCCAGATAACTACACGCGCGTTCCTGGTGCGTCGAAAGGCGGCTGGCGCGATGTCGATCCTGAAGAGTCGGTTGAAGCGCTTGAAGCGCTCGGACTGAACCTTCGCCTCAAGGGCAACACCTGGCGCGTTCAGGACCCGGACGGTCCACGATACAAGGCGCTCGGCAATTCCATGGCTGTTAACGTGATGCGGTGGATCGGTGAGCGGATCGCTGCTGTCGATGCGCTGGATTCCGCCGAAAGTGTACACGCCGCGAGCGCCCATAGGGTGGCGCCATGACAAGAGTTTCAAGCACATCCCTGGCAATGCCAACCAATGCCGCTCCGGACGGACTGGTAAAACAAGGCCCGCCTGCCTCTGATGAGGTCAACGCCGTGCCGGGGGCAGGGGAGAGCGTTGCCGCGCTTGCCGATCCTGCGGACATAGCGGCCAAGGCGGGCAATCCGGCTCCGAACCCGAACTTGGGCTATAGCCGCGCGGAGGGTGACTGGTATGTCGAACCGCGTTGGTGTGTCGATCTTCTGATCGACGCGGAGAATTATGCTGGAAGGGTATGGGACCCGGCCTGCGGGCATCGGACCATCGAGCGTGCCTTCGCAGCGCGGAACTATCCGATCATCTCCAGCGATGTCGCGCGGCGTCCGAACGCGGCCCAGATCGATTTCCTGAAGGTCAGGCCCGGTCATATCGACACGGTCGACCACATCGTCTGCAACCCGCCATACTCGTTGACCGCCGAGTTCGTCGAGACGGCGTTGCTGCATGTTCGCAGCTCGGCCGCCTTCCTTGTGCCGCTGAAGTGGCTCGCCTCCCAGGCGCGGTTCGACCTCTTCGAGCGGATCGGCGCGCCTGCCCGCGTCCACGTCCTCTCCAACCGTCCGAGCATGCCGCCCGGTGCGTTCATCGATCCTGAGACCGGGCTGTTCAATTGCGATGACCCGGCACCCAGGGAGCTCGCCGACGGGACGCTCAAGCTGAAATGGCGCAAGGGCGACAAGCCCGCCAACGGGGCCATCGATTATTGCTGGGTCGTCTTCGTTCCTGGCTATGGCGGGCCGAGCCGGATCTGCTGGCTTGCCCGGGCCGATGCG